GTTTCATTATTGTCTCCTCGGTTTGTTATGGATAAAATTGGAAAGATAAAACTATACAGGGTTAACGCCTTAGTCGCTACCTATAACATACGTTGGTTCTACATTTTTGGTTTGCCCTTTCGGGTCACGATAACTATCTTACTCCTTACGGAATCGAAGATATAATCATACTCTCTTGAGCCTTAGTGATTATAAGTCGAGATAATGTACAATTGCTTGCCTTATTATCTCAGTCGTAACTCTTCTTTGATAACTTGTAGCTTGAGGTATGTATAACTCTCTTTATAACGCTACTTTACCGAACTTACAGAAACTAGGTTTCTTTATTTAATGTATGCGTGCTAATCAGAATTACTTCATGGGGGTTGCAGTTGCCGTAGCCCATCCAGCTCTTATAGAACTGGTTCATAGCCCTTGAAAGATAGTTTCTAGCCAAGCCTACCACACTTCAAGGATATAGTTGCGTATTAACCACTAGTTAGCTTTACTAATGACTAACACTATTATCATTCCAAATAATTATGAAGGGGAACAATGCTCACCAAATATTGCTCATACTATAGTGAGCACAATTATGATGGACGGGGTTCCCCCTCAATTAAATATTGGGGCTACACGGTCACTGGCGTTCCAACCTTTCGGTGAACTAGGCCATGATTACGTTATCTCAGCAAATGGTTTATGCTATCGCCCCAAATTACTATTGCTTTGTTCGTAGACTACTCTCTGCCAAGAGAAACACTCTGTCTCCGAGCCACACCAATGGCTTGTCGTCTCCAAGACGCAGGTGACCTTTTTAAGCCTTTCGTCAAATAGCAGGTGGTCTAACCCATATATCTTTTCCCAGAGCTGGGGATATTTATTTTCACTATGAATCGTGGTGTGCTTGATACAAATCCATAGACTAGTCATTATTTGCTCATTACTTACTTTTACGTAGCCGCTTTTGGTTACAAGGTAGCGGCAAACCTTGATTGTTCTTTGTACATTGAACTATGAACTCTACTCACAAACTTATGTGTACTGTTCATTGAATCTATATTACCATAAGTGAAACTATTCTTACTCATTACTGACTCCTTATTGGTTAATGGTTAAACTAAAAGAGATATGTCTATAGGCTCCTTGTATCTATCGACTGCATCGTTTTAAGGAATTTATCACCTACAACAAAGATGTGTACATCATCACCATAACTCTTTAATGGTTAATGCCCAAGTGGATACAATACTTGATACTAATATGATATAAATATATTCAATATTCATGCGTATATACATATAATAACATAAATAAAGAAGATAAATAAAAAGAAAGAGGGTAATGGGGCTCGCTATCACCTGAGCCCCGTCCATCATACATCATATCAAATCATTTAAGCGTCTTTAATGCAAAAGCCACCTGATTCCACTTCTTCAAGTTGTATCTGTCACCAGATATGTTAGCTTGAGTTTCGTACAACCTAGCTTGAGCTGCTAATTCTCTAGCCTTGGTACGCTTTGCAGCCATAGACTTCCCCTCTAAAGAGATGATTGCGTTAGCCAGATATATATCAGGCTCTTGCCCCATCACTTCACCGAGCTTGTCAGTGACTTGTTCGGTATCTTTTACATCATCCTCATGAATCTGTGTTACATTGACATCAATAGCCATGCTATTTTAATCTCCTATTAGTTCAATAATTATATCATAAACTAAATGAAAAATAACGAAAATTCTAATTTCGGAATCCCCCCGATAGGGGGTACCATCAATAATAAGGAAGAGTATCAAAATAGTACAATTTTTTAGTAAATATAACTTGGGCAAGCTTGACATATAGTTTAAATTAAAGGGTGGTAGGGCAGGGAAAATAAAAGGTATGTATAAAAAAATCATTATGGCTGACTTAATAGAAGAACTAACAGACTTACCTATGAAGACTCAAGAGGCTGTGTTGAAAAACCTTTCAGAAGAGATGATTCCATTAGAGATAGATGGAGATATATTTATGATACATAAAGATGTCAGTTTATTAATTGATAATCTTGTATTGCAGATAGGTGATTTAAAAAAACAAGAAAAAATAAATGCCCGAAAAAAGAACGATTAAAGGTGTAGAGCATTTTGTCTATGAAGATATAGATGAATTCAGAGAAGAGTACCCAAATACAGTAGTTCATCCAGATTGGAGGGATGCAAATGAAGGGGATTGGGTGTATTCTGATGATGACAGAATAGTACAACTAATAAAAGTATCGAATAGTGTACAACATCATTCAGATAGAAAGAATTATAAATTCGCAAAAGGTTGGGTAAGGACTATAGTTGGGAGCTTCTTGAATCGCCCTAATGTTAAAATGGATACAGACTTTGATAATCATCCAAATAGATATACATTCTCCACTAAAATAAAGAACACTTCTAATCGTGTTTATAAAAGAAAAGAAGTAACTCATAAAGAAAAGGAATTTGCTACTAATATTGTAGTAGGTTTAGGTGCGGTAGAGGCTTATAAAACTGCATACAATGAAATGTCTAATCAGAAAGCTAGAAAGAAGGCAACAATACTACTTAAACAGGAGAGAGTAATGAAAGAAATAGAGAAATCAGTGCTTGATGTAGCTAAGGGTATGGGTGTAGACCATGAATATGTCCTTAGTAAATTAAAAAATCTTGCAGATTTTAGTGAAGACGATAACATTATTTTACAATCCACTAAAGAATTAGGTAAGATTGTCGGTACTTCAGGTAATATGATAAAACAAACAGATACAGGCCTTCTTGGAGTATTTCAAGGATTTACTTCTGATGAAATTGAAGGAGCTACGAGAGAACAAAAGAAATTAAGCGGAGAGATTACTAATGAGATGCCCTAAATGTAATTCATTGAAGACGAAGAAAAATGGCACTAAGATTTTAGTAACTGGTAATAGAACACAGGAGTTTAGATGTCTTAGTTGTAGCGGGTATTTTTCTATACAGATTGATGTTAATGTTTTACAAGAATTAAAATATGTTGAACCGGGTGATATATTAGAAGTAAATGGAGGAAAAGAGTTAAGAATACATGGTCTTACTGATGTACATGTGGGAGCAGTGGAGCATGATTTTAAAAAGTTTGAAGAAGCTATTGGGATTATAGAAAAAGATGACGATGCTAGATGGTTTGGTAATGGCGATTTATTAGAGTTAATCCCCCCTCATTATAAAATTAATCAAAGAGGCCAAGATATACCACCAGAAGAACAATACTTAGAGTTTATAAGATTAGTAGAGCCCATAAAAGATAAGTGTTTGTTTATTAGAGGAGGTAACCATGATTACTTACGTTCTTTCAATATTCTGGACTTCGATGTATGTAAAGTATTAGCAAAAGAGTTGGGAGTCCCGTATTATAGGATGCCCGGTTATACAAGAATAACTGTAGGAGGTGTTTCATATAACCTTGTTTCAGGTCATGGGAAAGCAGGTGGGAAGAATGGGGATTTAGAATTAGATAGGATGGCAGCTGTATATAGTGAAGGAGATGTATTCTTCTTAGGTCATAATCATCAACTATATGTAAAACCTATGGATAGTTTAGTCATAGGAGATGACAATACAGAAGAATTAAGACGTAGATGGTATATAAGAGGTGGTTCGTTTCTCAGATATGCTGATTATGCCAGATATTCTTTCTTCCCTATCGTAAGGACTGGTTGGACTACTATAGAATTTAAAGAAGAGGGTATCCACTGTTGGGAAAATTAGAATGAGTAATATAGACACAAATGGGAAAAGACTAAACCTCTTTCCAATGAAAAAGAAAAAAGTATCAAGCAATCAGGCTTTTGATATGATGGAATCGGTTGCAGATAAGTCTTCTGTTAATTTATTAAAGACTGGTGAAATAGATAAAAGTACTAAAGGGATACATAATGCATTAATGGCTGCTGGTATGACTCCTGCTTATGGGAATGTTGCCGACTTAGCAGATGCTACTCTATATGCGTTAGAAGGTGAATTTGGTGATGCAGCTTGGTCTGCTGCGGCTGCTATCCCAATCATAGGACAGATGGTTGCGGGAAAGAGAGCTTTAAAAATTGCTAAAGAATCTGGTGAAGAAATAGTTAAACTTTATAGAGGCGTCCCAGATTGGTATCAAGGCAAAATGGTGAAAAAAGGAAAATTCGTAGGAGTGGGGAAATATTTAAAACAAGAAAAATTAAAAGCTGTAACTAAAGTACCAAAATCTTTAAAAGGGTGGGCGAATATTGATGTTGTTGGTGTTGGTGAAATTAATCAAGCAAAAAAAAATTGGGAAAATTTACCTTTAGTAAAAGATTTTAGTAAAGAAAGTTTGTGGGTTACTGAAAGTTTTGATTATGCAAAAAGATTTGCAAGCACTGGGCCAAAAGGAATTGTATTAGAATTTGAAGTGCCTTCAAAACTTTTAAATAAAATCGGTTTTCTTCAAACTGGACGTTATAAAAAAGATATTATTGGTATTTTTAATAAAGGTCTAGATAAAAGATTTTTAAAGAAAGTACATAAGTGAATATTAATACACAAAATGTATCAGAAGCAGAAGAAGCTCTACGATTAGCTAGTAAAGACCTTATATCATTTGGTAAATTATTCCTCCCAGACGATTTTAAGAGAAGTGAAACTCCATTCTTTCATTATGAAGTAGCCGACGCCATTGATGACTTAAATATAAAACAAACCGCTATTATTATACCTCGTGGTCATGGCAAGACCGTTTTAACAAAAGCATCAATCATTAAAGACTTTGTATTTACGACAAGAGAAAATTTCTTATTTTATGCTTGGGTTTCTGCTACACAAAAGCTTAGTGTTGGGAATATGGATTATATCAAACATCATTTAGAATACAATGATAAGATAAAATATTATTTTGGCCCTATGAGAGGTAGGAA